GATCTTCTTGTATAGTTAAAATAATCTGTCCTGTGGTGGTCGCATGTCCATCGGCGGAGAATAGTCCTCTTAAAAAGGCAGCCTTATATTCAGCAGGTATTAGATGCAAGAATTCTGGGATGGATTTACCGTTTGAAGAGGTTTCAAATCCATTTTCTAGTAAAAATCTAACAAAATCGGTATCATAGATAGTTATGCGCCTTCTTAACTCTGCTACATTTTTAAATCCATAGCGCCCCTTAATTTTTTCTTGCTCTTCTGGAGAAACGGGCTTATTGTCTTCTTTGGCGTTAACACCAAAAGAAGTCAGTATATTTAAATGTCTTTGTTGTACGTCTGCTTCTTTATCGTGATGATAAAATAAGGCTATCTTTCCACCTGCTCTAAAACGAGGAGCAATAAGAGAACCGTCTCCTGTCATCCAGCCTAGAACTTCAAGAAGTTCTTTAGTAATTTTTTTGCCGTTAAAAGAAGGTAAGAAATCCTCGTGTCCTTTTATAGGCTGAGCGTTAACTAGAACGTAATCACCTTCTTTTAAATCTGACTGGTGAACCCATACAGGCGATCCGTCTTCACCTAAAGCTAAAAATCTGTGGTCTGGAGACGTTCTTACGGTTAAACCGCTAGTTGTAACTGTTTGGGCCAATTGTTTGGTTCCAGTTTTAAATACCCTACCTTCTTGCCATTTTTTACCAGTCCACACCATAAGAGGTGCTTCTGTTTTTTCTCCAAGAATTTGTCTAGCAGTCTTATATCCGAGACTGGACAAGAAAGGAGAGTCTATATCGAAACATTCAGACAATGTCTGAGCGTTCGTCCCCCTTGACAAGTGTCCATAGCCAGGAAGTTCATCAGGCGACATACTAAAAGTTGACAAGATATTTCTTGCGACCGCATCGTACAAGAATTGGAATTCTCCATCTCCTGCACTTGAAACCATAGGCGTCCAGCCTATCTCGTCTTCTTTACCGACTCCGAATACAGGGACTCTGAAAGAGTTGCCTACATTGTTGATGGATGCCATAAAGTCTTGTTTTAACTGGTTTAAAGTATTCTGATCAAGCTCTTCAGACTTGATTACCAGGATACCTTTAGCGGCCCTTCCGTTCTGAAAGTAAAGCTTGTTGTAGGCATCAATCGAAAGATGTGTAGTAATTGAACTAATACATGTATCGATAGGGGTTACTGGGTAACCGTTATGATCAATATCGTTTGATGGGAAAAGGTTGTGAACCAGCAATTCATCTGGTGCAAAAGCCTGTTTTGGCGTGCCCTCTATAACCTGAACATACGCGTATTCATCTTTTTCGAAGGCGGCCCCATTAATTTTTTTGCCCGTAACCTGTTCAAGAAGTCTGATACCAGACTGTCTTAAACCCTGAGCTGTTTCGCCTTTTTTTACCGTTCTATATACAGTGCCTGCGTCAACAGGTCGAAAACGATTAAATTTTTTGGCGCGATCTTTTAGATTTGAACCGTCGCCGTTGTCATTTTCTTCGTAGACAATCTCGGTAGCGAAACGGCCTAAAGATAATCCGTCCATAGTTTGGAGATAGAAAAAGTCTGAAAGGCTCATTTTTTCATTTTCTGGCAAGCCCTCAGTGTGGCCACAATTGACCAACATTTTTTTAAATCTCTCGATACGGTCTTTAACCTTAACCATTTGCTCTGGCTTGATGTGTTCTTCAAATTCTGATTTGATAGAAACTTCAATACCTACATCAAAACGATCTTTCTTAATGTGTCCAAACATGGACATCGTGTTTGCCCGTGCTCTAAGTATTGATGCCACCAAGTGGTTTTGGACGCGAACAAGTTTGAGAACCGAATCAGGAAGAAGCTTCTTCTTAATTTTATAAACGCCTGCATAGTGATCAGTCGATACTGGGTCTTCTGTAAAACCGATACGAGGAGCAGCACTTTTTTTAGCCGTCCCCATCGCATGCTTGATGGCAAACGTAAGGGGTCCCTCACCTTCATTTTTTACTAAGTTATTGGCTTCTAATACGGCTGCGTCAATTTCTCCTGCCGCAAAAATCACATTCTTTTTTGTTTTTTGCTGATCTTCTGACATAGATTACTCGATACTTACAAAGTAAAGGGTTGCCATATCCGTACCGTTATTAGTGATCGTCATCTCCCACATCGTAGAACGCTTTAAGAGCATACCAGGAAGTGAATTATTGCCTTCTATAAAAGGCTCGATCTTAGATTCTGCGATACCGTTAACAGTAACATTTACAGGCTTATCGGTTTCTACATACACAAGCTTTTTTGCTGAAGAATAAATAGTAACTGAAGGGTTTACCAGCCCTGTTTCGGTGGCCAATACACCAGCAGAGAAAAATTCGACCAAATTATCTTGTACCCCTGTAACTTCGTATGTACTTTGATTAGTCGAAAAAAATCCAGAACCAAGTTTAATTTTGTCGCCTTTCTGCACTCCTGATGCGGAGTAAATTCTAATTTCGTCGGCATAGTTAGAACCTAAAGTGATAGAAGCTTCAGCGATAGCCGATGAGTTTTCAACGGTAACGCTGTTGGTTGTTTTTGACAAAATCTTAAACCTGCCACGGTTTGCAGCATTAAAAATATTTCCAATAGAGATTTCATCTCCTACAACAACCGAAGCCGTAGATATGATAGTGCCTCCCGTACCCTGAAGGGTCATAAGGCTTCCTGAAACCGTAACTGTTATCTGAGAGGTTGCATCAGAGCCTATATTTCGAAGAGTCCTAAAAGCAGGAGAAGTACCGCTAGTGTTTTTTAGCATATAAGTACTTCCAGACTTGAGAGTAAGAGAGTAAACAGTGGTGTTGTCTGATGAAAGCGTTCTTTGGCCATCGAACATGACTCGAGATTCGCCAGGTGCGAGGCTGAACTCGATACTTTGGGGCTTCTCAGCAGAAACTCCCTGAAGCTCCCTTTGCCACTTAGTATGGGACATATTGGGAGAATTTGTTGGATTACTATCTCTATAAATATTCAAATAAACCAATATGTTAGCTTTGCTCATTCGTAGTTTCCTTTTTCACATACTCAAAAGAGTATCCTTTTACTATCGATTGTTTTCCTTTGCAATTTCTAGTAATACTAGAAGGGTCTAGATTTAAAATTCTAGCAGCCTTAATTATACTATCATAGATCTTTCCGTTTTGATGACAGAGTATTTGTCTAGATATGTTTGCTATTCTATTTTTGATAGCTAAAGCTGGCAGCTTTCTGCCTTTTTTTGCCATAGAAAGTGCCTGACGATGTTCTATTGAAAGCTTTCTACCTCTTAGGGCCTCAGAAATTGCTTTCTTTCTTCCTTCAGAGCAGGGCCCTGTCTTCTTGCCTTTTTTGCCCTCTGCTATTCTTTTTCTGGCATCTTTCGATCGCTTCTTGCCCTTAAATGCCTGAGATAGTTTCTCTCTTGTTTCCAACGAAGGAGATGGCGCTTCTCCACCGGAAGTCAGATTGTATCCGTGCGGAGAAAGGGTACCGAGGGTCTGTATGTAAAAAGATTCTTTCTTTTTCAGCTCTTCCAAAGAATCGGAAGAGTCTATAGCAACAACTTCAAAGTTGTTTTTTCCATACTTTTGAATAGCTGCAGATATGGCCGTACAGTTACTGGAACTTAAATGTTTATAAAAACGAACTGAAAGCTTTTGGGTTGTGAGCCCTACATAGCTTTTACCGTTGATTTTATTGGTTATTTTATAAATTAATCCACCCATATCACTTTAAAGATTGCCTCTATTCCGTGTTCCAGAACAGCTTACGGTTCCTCTTTATATTATCATCGATTTGGGACGAAGGTTGGGTTGCTCTTTTGGAAATCTCGTACTTCATAAGCTCAGTATTTACGCCCTGAGCAACCTGGGCAACCTTTGGGTCTGCCTGGGCCGCCTGATGAATAGCTTTTGTCGGCTCTACACTCTGACCTGAAAGGGGCTTTTGGGCAGTTACGGAGAACACGTTTTGCCCGATATACCTTAAGGCATCCATAATATCCGCATATTCTTCGTCATCTGGTGTCGTTGTCGGGTTGCCGGCCATGTCCAGCTTAAAGTGATGTACCTTAAAACCTTGAACAATCTTTTCATTTTCAGGTGTTGCCAATACCAAAAGCCTCCTAGACCCTGTAGAAGTTACAATCTGGCTACGGATAGCTTCGATTCCGCCAAGGACATCTTTTTTAAAATCAGGAACTACTACATGGGTTGCTATCATTTTAAGGCGTTTTTTAAGGGTTTTAATATTTGCTGGAGCTGCGTTATCGCAAAACCATCGTCCGATACCGTATTTTTCCTGGTAAGTAGCGCAAATCTCTACAAAATCATGAATCTCAAGACCTGGGCTTCCGTAGGTGTCAATTATGAACGAGTACCCAGATGCGGTGACGGCCATGACAACAATCGTGCTTTCGTGGGTGTATCCCCAGTCGACTCCAGCATAGAACTTTGCACCAATATCGTGAAGCATACCGACAAACTGTGTAATATTTACATCATCTTTTTTTTCGCCAGTTACTATTTCCCATGCTTTAGAAATGGAAACCATGTTTCCGTTTTGTTGGGTAGCCTCAAACCTTGGGTATATCAAGCCCTTGGTTGAAGGTCTCCAACACATAAGCTGAGCCTCTGCCATGTCTGGTGGGATTTTCTTAAAGTTGTTGATAACAGATTTGATGGGTTTATAAAGACTTGATTTTGTAGCCTTTGCTGTCAGGGGTTTGTCGGCAAGCCTACCCTTACAAACAGCTACAAGCGGACATCTGACACATCCTGGATGGACGCTGACCTTCTCCCAGTCCGGTTTTTGCGGATCTGGCAAGGCCTGATAATCGCTTTCAAATGAGGACCTTAACGGAAGTTTCTTGTGCACATAAAGCCCAACTTTACTGCCATCCTCGTTTGGTTCATGACGTTCTGTCGGACATCTTTCGGTAACGTCTAAGATATTCCACTTTTTAATAGCCTCACCTGTTGTGTTGGCAAGTTCAAGTTCTTTTTGCATCATACCGAAAGCAAACTTTCGAGTCGACAGTTTTACCGTGATCGGAAAGGTTCCTCTTTCCATGCCAGGAATCATCTTTGCTTCGTCGTAAGCTTGAGGGTCACGAACAACGTCAACCTCATCCAAGAACATGATAGGTACATGCTCGGAATTTGCTCCCTGTAAAGTGCAAATGATCACGGTGATGTAAGGAGAATTTCCTTGTGGTGTTTGGAACTGAATTTTAGTCTTAGAATCTCCGACCTTTGTCCAACCATGATAGTCGTAATATGGTTTTAATTTAACTAGAAATGACTGAATATAGCTGATCGCTTTATTACTTTGAGATGCGATCGCCGCCATGTGGGCAATAGAAAGCTGAAAGTGAGATAGAATTAAAACCTCAAGGATAGAACTGGATAAAGTTTTGTAGGCTTCACGAGCCGAAAGCATGATATAGCCAGGTATATCTTCACCTTTATTTAACTTTACAGCCTCATAAATTTCCCACATAGCATTAATCGGGTTACTATTAGAGTCTGGGTCGATTGTGTCTGACGGTAAACGTATACCTAGATAGGTATAAACCCAATCTGAAAGCTGTTCAGCGTTTTCTAAAACATCTAAAAAATGCTCTTTTTTTAGCTGTTCTTCTTTTTCTTCTAAAGTCACTAAATCCTCTCGTTGGCTTCGTTTGTAAAAGCTGTAGGATTTTCGATGATTCTCTGCATTTCGGCATCTGCTGCGGCCTCTTGTCTTTCAAAGACCTCATCTCTAGGATATGCAATAAGGCCACCAAGTGTACCCATTACAGTTGCTATAGACGTTGCATTTTTTAGTGCTTCTTCTACAGCAGGCAGCGAATCAAATACCCCAAGCTCTTCTGCTGTTCCGAATTTTTGGTTTTCCACATCGTATACAAGGTTCTTATCAGCCAAAAGCTTTTCGATAATTTGTTGCGATTCCTCATCGTTGACTCCGGCGTTGTTTAAGAGTCTTGTAATTGGTACCATCAAAGATGGCGCAAGAACATTTTTTACATGATTTGGCACATCTTTAGACGAAACCACATAATCAAAAAGATTTAAAAGAATGCGACATCCACCTGGAAGAGCGCCCTTGCTGATAGCGGCCCGAACAGCGCACACAGCGTCTTCGCATCGGTCGTGAGCTTCTTTAAGCTCTCCGTTAGAGCCTCCGTAAATCGTAAGTTTTGCGATACCAGAAGTAAGCTTACCTAAACGCTCTTCAAGCCAGATACCTTCTTCCTTGCTTTCTGCTACTTTTTTCTGCTGTGCAAGCTCGTCAGCTCTTACTTCGATGTTTACAGGATCTGGATCGCCAACTATTGTCGATCTGAATCGATAGGCTTCAAATGTTGTCATACCAGAACCAAGATCTGCAATTGTAGCTTTCGCCAAACTATCTTTCATTCCAAATACTTTTGCTCCAGTAAACGCTGCTAAATCGTGCATAAAATGTGTTTGAGCGTTTATAAAAGGGGCTTTGGGTGTAACCATCGGAACTACATTTATCGTCGCTGGATCTTGAAAGTTATAAGCAAGGGCGTTGATTACAGAATCGCTGTATCCGTGAGCAAAAATAACGAGATTTTTATAGTCCGCGTCTCCATCGTTATATTTTTGCCCAACTTGATCTGTGATGTTTTGTAGCGAGATCAGATCTCCTATCTGACCATCAAATAAAAGAAACTTTGGATTTTGAAGAATACATCTTTGGTTGCCTGGGTCATTTACGAAAGCTGGGTGAAACTTTCCGATAGATTCTTCGTATCCGATAGGAATAGGAAAACCTTCGATCAGGCCAACTTCATATCCGTATGGACCACTGACCTGCTTGATAGTTACGTGTGCGTTTTCACCATAGCCAAGCTCTTCAAAAGCCTTCATGACCGCATCGGCCATGTCGTCGTCACCGTTCGCTGAAACCTTAGCAACAAGCCTAAGGAGTTCAATATTTTCTGTACTAATAGGAATAGAACTCTCCCTGATCATAGGGACGAGCTTTTTACGAACAACGGAGGCAACGTCTCGAGCTACCTTCTGTGGGCTAAATTTAGGGTTTTCGTTACAGAACTCATACAAATAATTAATAATAGCTGCCGAAAGAATAGTTGCGGTAGTCGTTCCGTCGCCGGCTTCCGTCGCGGTTCTCTTTGCTGAGTCTCTAGCCTGTTCGATGATGAGGTGTTCATATGAGTTTGAAGCTCCTAATGCTTGAAAGACTGTTACCCCGTCCTTAGTATTGGTGTTGGGGATTCCAGGAATATCGCTTTCAATAAGGATGTTTCGGCCACCAGGTCCGTAGGTAGCGCCGACGATTTCACTGATACGGTTCATGGTTTTAAGAACGATATCTTGAAGGCGCTGCTGGTCTGAAATGAACATTTTTGCCGATGTTTTAGCTTTTCTTATAGACACTTTAAAACCTCCATGACTCTTTGCTTAAATATGATATCATAACTTTGGAGGTCATGTGATCAAGGCAACAATTGTATCTGGTTCAAAAGCAATATTAGACTTATCTTCTGCTTCGGACGAGGAAATTAGCAAGCTTGAAACTTTTACAAAGTATAGAAATAAGTCTATAGAATTTCAGTATAAGCGTCATATGAAAAATAGGCGCTGGCCCTCATATGACCCTGAAGGATGGAAAGCTCACGGAGAAATGCTAAAATCTAAGATAGAAAAGTCTGTAATGTTCCAAGAAGATGGGCAGGCTTGTATCCGCCCAGGATATCTACCTTATCTTCAAGATAAGCTTGATGTAGAAATTACAAACAATATAAACTATCCAAGGCCTAGGCCTTACCCGTGGTATCGCCGTATGGATATGACCCCTCACAACTACCAGTCTGCCTCTATCGAAGAACTTATAAATATAAAACACGGAAACGTCGAGCTTTGTACGGGTGCTGGAAAATCTCTTATCATATTGATGATTGCTCAAAAACTTGGCCTTAAAACCGTAATTATGGTGCCTTCTGCTTCCATATTTACGGAGATGGTGGAAAGATTTCAACACTACCTTGGACCATCTGCGATAGGCATGGTTGGTGATGGTAAGAAAAAATTTGGTAAAAATTTCATGATATGTATTTCTGATTCTTTAACAAATCTTGAACCAGGAACCAAGGAATACGAAGAAATCTCACAAGCCCAGGTCTTGCTTGCCGACGAATCCCATACCATACCTGCCGAAACTTTAGAAAGCGTATGTCATGGAGTTTTAAGGGACATACCATATCGATTTTTTCTGTCCGGTACCCAGACTCGAGGAGATGGAACCGAAAAGCTTTTAAAGGCCATCATAGGAAAGACTGTCTACAAATTAAGCACTGAAGACGCTATTAAAGGTGGATATATCTGCGACCATTCTTTTAAGATTTTACCGGTTGAAACATCAAACCCTACATTTTACAGTCAAGATGCTTTGGAGATGAAACGTGTACATTTTTTAAACAACATAAACATCGCAGCTTTTACGGCCAAGCTTGCTAATGCCGTGGCCGAATCTCGAAACGAATCAACCCTTGTCTTGATAGATGAGTTATCTCAAATACTTATGTTGGCACCGTTTTTGAAAGTTCCATACGCATTAGCAACAAGTGCCGATGATAAACTAACGATCGTCTCAGTTATCTTAGGTGTTGACAAGACTAAGATAAAAAAAGCCATGAAGAACAAGCCCGACATCCTTGAAAAGCTCATAAATTCGATGAGCGATGAGCAGAAAAGGATGTATGACCAAATTAAGAACAGTGACCCTATGGATGCTGTCGAAAAATTTAACAGGGGAGAAGTTAAGGTTTTAATCGGGACATCGTGCATATCTACTGGTACCAATATTTACCCGACACACCACACCATAAACTGGCAAGGTGGGACGAGCGAGATCAGGACAAAACAGGGAGCTGTTGGACGAAGCGTTAGAAGGCTTGAGATCAGCAAGTTTGCAGACCTTCATCCACCTAAAAAGAAGTCTATAATTTATGACTTTCACGTAAAGGGTATTGAGTCTATGGTTAGACACCTCAAAACAAGGGTTGAATTTTACAGGTCTTCCGGAACGGTGATAGAATGGATAGGAGGACAAGATCCAACTAAGGAAGTTGATGAAGAAAAAGGCGACGAATAACCAAGAATATGACAACAGTTTGAGGCAGCTTGCCGAAGAGCTTACGGCTATCCTTAATTTTAATAAGGACGGCTCCGATCAAAAAGCTCAGGTTGAACTCGTCATGAAGCTCGAAGAGCGTTTTAGGAAGAGTATCATCGTATTTGCTCAGTCTCGCGAGATCTACAAGCAGTTTATACTTTTGGTAGCTGTCACCAACAGACAAATTCTAAGCGCACGTCCTTATTTTAGAGAAAAGTCAAAAGTTTTCAGTAGCCGAATCACGCCTGCCATTAAGAATGGTGACATTAAAGAGCTTCAAAGCTTCCACATTAACTACAACCTTATAAAATTCATACGAGACAATTGGAAAGGTCCTTTTCCAGAAAAGTCTGAAAAAATCTACAATCAGTTTGTTGAAGCCCGAAGAAAGCTTATAGAAAACAACATGCCGTTAGCGATTAATAGGGCAAAACTTTTTTACCGGAAGGTTCCAAGAAACCACCTAACCCTAATGGACATGATCGGGATTGCTTCTATGGGCCTGGTTTCCGGTGTAGATAAATGGGTAGGTGAATATTCTAAAGTGTTCAATGGTGTCTGTATTGGCCGCATGACCGGAAACATGATCGATAGTTACTCCGAAACAACAATCCATTTTTACCCTTCCGATAGCTCTATACTGTACCGTGCAAATTCTTTGCGGTTTAAACATGATATCCAAGATCTTAATCAACTTGCAGAGGCTATAAATAAAAGCTACATCGAAGATGAAAAGAACGGAATAAGGGTCCCAAAACAAAAAGTTACTCCCGATCAGCTTTCTAGTCTTTTAAACGCCGCAAGTGTTTTATCTATTGACGCGTCCATATCTTCATCGGATAATGATGATGCCATATATTCTAACCTTGAAGGGACCTCAGATGGCTCCGATACACCTGAAGATATTCTTCTCAAACAAGATTTGATGTCGAAGATGATTGACGCTGCGAGAAAGCTTCCTATATTGCAACAGAAAGTTTTAAGACTAAAAGGAGTTAAGTTATGATAGCTTTAAATGGGTTATTCATATTGGAACCTTATCAGCAAGGACAGGGCATCCGAACAGAAGTTAGGGCAGGCCTAGCTCTTCCTGGACAAAAATTAAATCTTGTACCGCTTAGGCTTATGGCAGACTCTAAGGTTGATGGTCAAATTTTCAAATCTGGCTCCATTGCTTATATCCAAGAGGATATTCTGATGACAGCTCAATGGGCTAAGTTGACCCGTAAAGCTCCTGGTATCGAGGGCGAGTTCATCATCGTTGAAAGCCGGTATGTATCGGCTGTAAAACAGAAGGAAGAATAATGAAGACGATTTTTATCGGTGACCCACACGCACAGCCAAACAATCTCTCAGATCTTGAGAAGATTTTTTCCTTGGTCGAAAAGACCCAGGAAACATTTCAAGCCACCGCTCTTGTTGTTGGTGGCGACCTGTTTCATACGCATGCGGTTCTTAGGCTTGAGGTTGTAAGTTTTTGGCAAAAAACCATTGCAAAGATGTCGACCCTGTTTGATAAAGTCATTCTTTTGGTTGGTAATCATGACCAGATTGGGGATAAACAAAGAGAGGGTCAGATGTCTGCTCTTGATACCCTTAAAATGGGCATTGACAATATCATGATAATCGACAAGCCCCAAAAATATGGCAACTGTGGATTTATGCCCTATTTTTCAGATAATGAAAAGTTTGTTGAAGAGGCAAATAAGCTCGCTGAACTTGGTGCAAAAAAACTCTTCTGCCATCAAACTTTTGACGGCTCTGAATTTGAGAACGGATTCTACGCACCACACGGCGTTGATCAAAATCGTCTAAACTTTACACATATAATCTCAGGACATATACACAAGTCTCAGACAGTAGGACGGGTATTTTACCCAGGAACACCGAAGTGGGACAGTCTTTCCGATGCGAATGAGATCAAAGGCATCTGGACTTTCGACGGCCAGTGGAGCTTCGTTGATACTTCTTTAGTTTTGGAGCCAATTAGAACTTACAAGGTTACTCCCGATACAGACCTTGCTTCTCTGAATCTTGGGCCCAAAACATTCGTAGAACTCGAGGGGCCTTCGACATGGATAGCACAGACAAGCAAAAAACTCAAAGGTAAATGTAAGGTTGTAGCAAGGCCTACCGACAGTTCTGAGCGAAAGATGCAGGCCAAATCATTTAAAACCATATTTGAGTACCTAGAAAATTATCCTGGTATAACTGACAAAAAAGGTGTAAAGTCTTATCTGGAGGAATTATGCGCCAGGTAGATCCTAACATACTTAAAGATTTAAAGACAGGTGCTATTTTAAGTGGTCGACTTAGCGAGATGCACGTAAAAACGCTTCAAACAGCCCCTTTTATTTTCTTTGATGATATTGCCGAAGTTTCTGTTTCTTACAATCTCGTAACCACGCCGGAAGCTTCAGTGCCAGGTCTTGGATCTATGGTCAAGTTTACTTTAAGCTTCAAAGAAAAATACAAACCTGATCAATATCATGAAAAAAGACTTCAAGCTCTCATAGGAACTGTCCATACCATACTATGGCCTGAGGTTGAGGTGATTGTAGTCGACAGTGACGGGAATAACTTTAAAGATGTCAAACATAGTTCCAAAGGGTGAATACCCTATAGACATGACGGATAAAGAGATAAAATCTCTTGAGCAGTTTATCGAAGACGGACTGCCTGGGATTTTTAACGTGCCAAGCGAGAAGATCTCTCGTATGATCGAAATGTATTACAACGGCCAAACTTATCATGACATAGCTCTCAAGCTGGGAGTTAAGAAAAATATCGTACTTTATATATCTTATAAGAATAATTTTTACCAAGGTAAAATTGAGCATTACGAGAACATGGCAAGAAACCTAGCCGAAAAGGTAGAAATAACCCAGAACCGAAGTGTGAGCCTTCTTGTTGACGCCATGTCGACTTTGGAAAATTATTACAGGGATATCTTAGATCGTTATGCTGTTACTAAAGACCCTAGAATTATAGAAAGTGCCGATTTTGAAAACTTTAAAATGTACATGAAGTGTATGGAAATGTTACAAAAAATTAAAAATCCAGATTCCGGAAACGGGAAAACACCACAAATGGGATTAAATTTGCCAAATGGTGGGATTCTAAAGAAAATCGATGATAATACAGTAGAAGTGTCTCCGTTATCCTCTCTGTCGGATGACAAGTCAAAACTTGGGGATGTCCTCAAAATGCTGGCTAAGCTTAGAGAAGAGAGAGAAAACAAATAACCCCCAAAAGGGCATCTAGGAGGAAAAATGAATCTCCGCCTTAAAAGTCGCCTTAATAAGGCAAAGAAAGCGGTACAATCAATTTACCGGAAAGCCGAAGAACTCTTGTTCAAACGCCTTCCCTCAACAGTAGGGACCAGCCTAGCTGTGCTTTTGGCCGTAGCGCCAATTGCTTTAGCTGGATATATGTACTACCTTGGAAAAAACTCTCACCCTTCTAGCTACACTGTAATGGTCACAAACATGGCAGGAACAGGTGGAGGTTCTGGTGTCATCGTAAGTAACACTGCAAGCGAGTCTGTTATTCTTTCTAACAAACACGTTTGTGACGGCGCCCTTAAAAAGGGCGGAAAAATAAGACTGGTAAACGGTAAAGAGCATATTGTCACTGGTTTTCTCACAGATATTGAACACGATCTTTGCGTTTTAACGGTTGCTGCCGATTTAGAAAATAGCATCGAATTAGCAAGCAAGGCCCCTGAAATTTATTCTGAGGCTACAATTACAGGCCACCCTGCTCTTATGCCTAATATCATTACAAAAGGTCATTTTGGTGGGCGGCAAATCATATCAATAGTTGTTGGTGTTCGAAAATGCAAAGACTCGGAATTAAACAATCCAAAGCTTGGGCCTTTTTGTAGATTTTTTGGCGTTGCACCTATTGTCAGAAACTATGAGTCACAAGTAGTGTCGGCTACGATCATGGGAGGCTCCTCTGGAAGTGCTGTGCTCAATAAAGATGGAGATTTATCAGGTCTTGTTTTTGCTGGAAATGCTCGAGGTTTAAGTTATGCTTACATTGTTCCTTTTGAAGCTGTAAAAAACTTTATAGAAAAAGCTACCAAAATGATCTCTTCAGGCATTAAAGATCGTCCTTGGATGCAAGATGAAACTGAAAGTTTGGACGAAGAAGAAATGAGCGTAAAAGATGCAAGAAGCTTATTTTTGAAAAAATGCACACAAAACCTTACTAATGATGTCGAGATTATTGAATTTTGCCGTACAGTGGTAGAGGGCGCAGAACAGTAATGCCTCTGGTTAAATATCGGTGTTTAGATAAAGAATGCAACACACCCTTCCCGATTTTTTATAAGTCGGGAAAGGATGTCAAGGAATCTGCTCCTTGTAAAAAATGTGGAAAAGAATCAAAAAGACTCTTGTCAGCCCCTACATCTTCGTCTAAAATAACGATAGATAACGGTCAAGCCCGAGCTGTTGAGGTCAACTCCAACATAGTTGAGCTTCAAGAAGATCGGATTAAACCGCCTAATAGGGGAGACTGATGTGCTCAAACTAAAAAAGCTAATCATCTCAAACGTGGGCCGTTTCGTAGGCTCGCATGACATTAATTTTGAGGGCCGACCTAACCTTATCCAGGTCGATGGTTTAAACAAAAATACTAACGGTTCCTCAGGTTCTGGAAAAAGTACAATTTTTAACTCTTTGGAGTATTTGCTTGGCACTAACGCGCTACCCTCTACGGTTCTCCAGTCTCGTCTAACAAAAAACTCTATGGCCGTACAGGGAGATTTTGATTACAAAGGAAAAAACCTTACCATAAAAAGATCAAAATCAGAAGGATTATCTATCGTTCTTGATGGTGTAGAAATTGTAAGTGGAAGCAATAAGGCTGCAGAAGAAAAACTCGATGAGATTTTAGGCATTCCTAGAGAACTTCTGAGAAAGATGATCCACAAACGACAGAAAGAAGGCGGTTTCTTTTTAAGTTTAACTCCTAAAGAGTGCCACGCTTTCCTTGCTGAGGTTTTAGATCTTAAAACCTGGACCCAAAGGCTTTTGGCAGCGGAACAAGATGCTAAGAAGTTTGACCAGGAAGCTCAGAATACGCAATCGGCTCTTGACGCTGTACGATCCGCTTTAGAAGCCTCCAGGGCCAGCCTGTCGATGCTACAGCAACCTTCTCTTGATTGGGAACCTTCGATACTACCTACTCTTAAAAATAACTTAGAAAGATCGGAAAACCTACTTAAGGACGAATCTCTTAAGCTTGAACAGGCCCTATCCTCCATAGAAAAGCCTCAGCCTCCTCCTGGTGTCTCAAAAGCTTCGCTCAAACCCTTATCTGACAAAGTGGCCCACCTTAAGGCTCAGGAAAATGCTGAGCGAAAAATCGCGATGGATAACTGGAATCTAAAAATGCGAGAGCTTTCTGCTCTTGAGTCTAAGGTTTCTGAATACAAAAGAGCTATTGACAATGGCAAACTTGCTTCTTTGAAGCTTGAAGATCTTAAATCAAAGATCCTATCTATTAAAAATGGTATCTGCCCTACATGTAAACAAACATGGCATCAAGGGCACGACGAGATTGATACGCTTGTTGCTGAGGCAAAAAAGAAGACTATTGAGATCCAACAAGCCCAAACTTTAGAGCAAGAAATTCCTGGCCTTTTAAATCAAATTGAAGATAAGAAGAAAGAGGTTGAGGCCGCACGAGCTGAGACGTCTACAAATAAGTTTGCGCCCCTTATTCAGGCTGCGGAGATAGAGCTTAAGACTGAAAACGAAAAACTTGAAAAAGAACAACAGCTTTTAAATCAGGCTTATCTCAGGTCTCTGGAACTTGTCAGAGAGCAAGAGTCTGCTATCAGATCTAAATTTAATGAAATAATTACAAATCTCTCGTACAACAGAGACGAGCATCGACGTCTTTATTTTCAGAAAAGTTCTGAATACGAAAACTTCCAGAAGAATTTAGAATTATTTACAAAAAATAGACAGTCTCTAAATCAGGCCGTCGAAACACAGGAGCGTCAACTTCTTGAACTTACAGAGAAAAACAAAAAAGCAGTTGAGATGAGAGCGATATCGACAGAAGCTGTAAAAATTATCAGGAGTTACATGAACAATTTGTTTCAAGATGCTCTTGATAATATTGCAGTCAAAGCCACGCAGATCTTGTCCAGGATTCCAAATATGGCTACCGCCTCGATATACTTTGAAGGTTTTAAAGAAACAAAGTCTGGCACGATCAAGGACGAGGTTACAGCTATCCTTACTATGGATGGAGAGGTCAATATCCCAGTAAAAAGCATGAGCGGTGGAGAAAGAACCTCTATCGACCTTGCTGTTGATCTTGCTGTTATCGATATGATCGAAGAGCAGGCCGGCAAAGGCCTAGATATCTTTGTTCTTGATGAGCCGTTTGACGGTTTAGACTCTATTTGTCGCGAAGAGTGTTTGCAAATATTACAAACTCATGTTACCGGTAAAAAGATCATCGTAGTCGACCACTCCAACGAAACAAAAGAGATGGTCCACCACACTATTCGTGTGATTAGAGATGGTCAAGAGAGCCGGATATGTGATAATGTATCTGGGTGAGGTATTCATGCCACAGCTAGAAGAAATCGAACAGGACATCTTAGACTTTTTATCAAAAGTTGATGATCTTCGTCACAGCGATAGAAAACAAATTCTTACTCTGCTTTTCAAAAAACACTTGATCACAAATCAAGGTGATGTGATGATTTCCTATAATGATCTTCAGCAAGTTCTAAGTAACGCAAAAATGATGTACGCACAAGAAGCTTTTCCTGTCAGATTACGAGATGACAAAAACGCTTTACGCGAACTTTCGCCTTCAGAGGTCGGACACTACTGTGTCGTTGAATGTGTGATATCTTTATTAAACAGAAAGGAAGCACTTAAGAGGCTTCCGGTATTTAAAAAGGGAGATAAAAATGGCCAAAGGTAAGAAAAAAAGTCTTCGTGAAACAGTCGAAGAACAACACCAAGATTGGGTTTCTACAGTACAAGGTCTCTCTATCGACGAACTCGATAAGATGATTTTGCGATACGCCAAGTATCGTGAAGAGCTTAAAGAATTTCGTGAAAAAGACGAAGAACTAAATAAGGCAAAAGAGCTTGTAAAAGAGCTTAGTGCGCCTCATCGTGAAAACCTTAAGATCAATGAGCAAAAAACAAAGTATTTAATCATGCTCCTTGGCGAAAAAGGTGGCAACACTTCAGGTTCGATCAAGTAAAATGTCCAAAAAAGAAAAGTCGCCCTATGACGCAAACGGTCGATGGGTAGAGGAGAGAGCCCGAGTAAAGGGAGCGATTCGTCGCGTCTTTAGGCTTTCTCCACAGATGAAGGAAGTCCTTCAAGCTGCCCGTGTCGAACTACCTCCGGCTTTGAAGAAAGACGGAACGCCTGGTGCAAGAAACCAGGTAAGGTATCGCTGCGCCTGTTGTGGTGGGCTTTTCCCTCAGAAGCACGTCCAGGTTGACCATATAGATCCGGTCGTGCCTCTATGGATGACTGAGGCTGATATGTCATACGACGACATCGTTCGAGGTGTTATCTGTGATAAATCAAACCTTCAAGTGATTTGTTCAACACCGCTTAAACTAAACAATGGAAAGCCAAGCTGTCACAGGCTCAAGACCAACGAAGAGAATTTTATCCGTGACTACTTGGCCAAGATAGGGAAAGAAAATTTTAAGATTGACGTCCATCTGGATGAGGCTAAGGCTGCTTACCAGTCTTACCTTAAACAGAAGGAAGACGAAAGAAAAGCTAAGGAAGCTCGTAAGTTAGAACGACTACTTAAGAAGAAACAAAAAAAGGGGTAAAATGAAACTTCGTGATACGAGATTGGTGTATGCACCTTTTGTATATCCACAGGCTTACGATTATTTTATGAGACAAAATCAGGCGTTTTGGTTACATACAGAAATATCAATGACTTCTGACATAAACGATTGGAACCAGACGCTGTCAGAGACCCAGAAGATGATTCTGGGCAACACGTTAAAAGGATTTGTACAACCAGAAACGGTGGTTGGTGATTACTGGAGAAGGGTAGCCCAGTGGTTCCCTCACCCAGAGATCGGCATGATGTCTGCGGCCTTCTCCGGTATGGAAGCTATCCATACTGCTGGGTACGCATACCTTAATCAGTCCATGGGTTTAGAAGATTTTGAATCTTTTATGCAGGAGCCAGCAGCGAAGGTCAAGATTGACAGGCTTCTTGCTACCGAAGACAAGGACCTACCATCGATCGCAAGATCTCTTGCTATCTTCTCTGGGTTTACCGAGGGTGTTAGCTTGTTCTCAAGCTTTGCCATCCTTATGAACTTCTCTCGCTTGAACCTGATGAAGGGACTTGGTCAGATCGTAGCCTTCTCTGTACGAGACGAATCGCTCCACAGCGAAGGAGGATGCTGGCTTTTCAGACAACTGATAACTGAGTATCCAGATCTTTGGGTTGACGAGCTGAAAAAAGACATCTACGACGCCGCTAGGCTTACAGTTCAGATCGAGGATGACTTTATCAATTGGGTTTTCTCTAAAGGTGAGATGGAAGGTTTAGATTCCCATGATTTAAAGAATTACATAAGGCACCGTGCCAACACAAAACTGATTGATCTGGGCCTTAAATCAAACTGGAAAAACATAGATAAAGAGGCTGTCTCTAGAATCACAGGTTGGTTTGATTTGATGGTTGCTGGTGTTTATCATACTGATTTTTTCTCAACTAGACCTACCGATTATGGCAAAGCTATAAATTTTGATGAAGCTTTTGATTAAAAGGGAAAGAAGAAATGAGTCAAGAACTACAAAACTTGAAAAATAAAGGCGAATCACCCGAGTGGCTTACTATTGAAGGATTGAAAACGTTACAAGGCGGATATCTTCTTGAAGGAGAGACCCCGAGGGACGCCTACCGTAGGGTTTCAAAAGCTGCGGCTAAGGCCTTGGTTTCCTCGGGATACAAATCTCACACAGAAGACTACCTAGAAGACAAGTTCTTTGATCTGATGTGGAAAAACTGGCTATGCCCTTCTACTCCTGTCCTTGCAAACATGGGGACAGAAAGAGGTCTTCCGATATCTTGTTTTGGTTCATACGTCGAGGACACGCTGATAGGTATCATGGACGCTCAGAAAGAGGTTGCCATGATGTCTAAATATGGTGGAGGCACTTCCGGCTATTTTGGAGACGTAAGACCTTCAGGCTCTCCTGTGAAAGGGACAGGCGGATTCTCAAACGGTACAATCGCATGGCTTAAGATGTTTGACTCTATGATCGCCTCGGTATCTCAAGGCGGAGTTCGTCGCGGTGCCTTTGCAGGGTATGAGCCTATCGAGCACAAAGATGTTCATGATTTTATGCGTATCCGAAGACCCGAGGGTGACCCTAACAGACAGTGCCTCAACCTGCACCATGGACTTTCTATCGGAGACGATTTCATGCAGAAGGTTATCGATGGTTCCAAGCACGAAAGAAAGCTTTGGCTTGATGCGCTCAAAACACGCTCTGAAACTGGTGAGCCCTATCTCTTTTTTAGAGATACGGCTCAGAGAGCAGACCCAGCTTGGTACAAAGCTAAGGGTTGGTCGACCAAGAACTCAAACCTTTGCACGGAAATTATGCTTCATGTCGACAAAGACCGAAGCTTTGTTTGCTGTTTAAGCTCTATGAACTTGGTTCGATGGAATGAGTTTAAAAACACTGACGCTATCTTTTTTATGACCATTTTTTTAGATGCTGTCATGACAGAGTTTCTTGTAAAAGCCAAGGGCTTGGTTGGTATGGAAAGAGCTGTTCGGTTTGCTGAAGAGTCTCGAGCACTTGGCCTTGGTGTCCTTGGTTGGCATACGCTTTTGCAGGAAAACATGATCGCATTCGATAGTTTTCAAGCAATGCAGCTAAACGCTGAAGTTTTCCGTACAATTCAGACTGAAACGATAAAAGCTTCTGAAATCTTAGCTAAAGAGCTTGGCGAACCAGAAATTATGAAAGGTTTTGGAAGGCGCAACTCTCACCTGGTTGCGGTAGCACCTACTGCCTCAAATAGTATACTTAGTGGTAACGTGTCTCCTGGTATCGAACCGATCGCGGCTAACGCTTACGTAAAAAAGACCGCAAAGGGTGTTTTCATTCAGTACAATCCTACTTTGAAAAAGTTACTTGCTTCAAAAGGTAAGGATAACGAGGATACGTGGAAAACTATAGTTAAAAATGAAGGAAGCGTTCAAAGCTTATCTTTCTTAAGCTCGGAAGAAAAGGAAGTTTTTCTTACAGCTAGAGAGATCAACCAGTACGCTATCGTAAAACAAGCAGCCCAAAGGCAGAAGTGGATTGATCAGGGCCAATCTGTAAACCTTTTCTTTGCTAGTAACTCTGACCCAAAATATATAAACGGCGTCCATATTGCAGCTTGGAAAGAAGGTTTGAAAAGTTTATACTATTTTAGATCATCTTCACCGCTTAGGGCAGACATGGCCTCTAGAGATGAGGCGGAATGTAAGGCTTGTGAGGGATAAGCAAAGGATTATGTGATATAGTCCTTTTGTAAGAAGGAGTTTGTATGGTAGAAAATGGTTTTTGGGAGTCGGAAGACATTATGTCAGAGGAAGAGGCCAATCAGGCTCTTGAAAGTATCCAAGAGCAGGGAGAGGTTTTTGAAGAAGAGCAGTCCGAAAAGATTGAGGCTTCTGAAGAAAATCAGGAAGATGACGTAGAGGCCGATCTTCAAGTACTAAAAGACGCAAGTCTTCGCCTTGAGCAAGGTAATTTATACAAGATGCTTCTTAAGCACGATTTGTTTGAAGGGGTAGACGCAGACCCTAGGGCAATCACCAATGTACAGCGAGAGCTTCGTGCTTTTATTCGTGAAAGACTTGAAATTTTAGTTGGTTTAAAATCAGACCCCAAGATTGCGCCTAAAGCCATTCAGGTTCAGTTGCCATTTTCAGACCTTGAAATTCAATTACTTAAAGAATTTCTTTCAAAGGTTACAGGCAAAACAGAACAACCTAAACCTGCTTCCATAAAACCGGCTATGACTCAACAGCCTGTGGTTGCGAAGATCAAGCCAGTTCTTGGCAACTCAAGCAATGTGAAGGTTGCCGCCCCTAAGAAGGCCCAACCAAAACCTCAACAAAACCCCCCAGCAAAAGACGAGCCACGCCTTCAAAAACCTCCATCTGAGATGACGGCGGCGGAACTCATTGAGTACAATAAAAAGGTGGTAGCCGCTAGACAGCAAGGAAAAAAGGCAGTTGCCTTAAAAAAGATCCCTATGCCAGATTCTCAGCAACTTGAGAATATGTACGCAACTCGTGTGCAGACTCAAGCTGGAGGAAATCTAATTGGTGCAATTCTTACAAAGATGGGTAAGAGCCCTCCAGGATTAATTGAAAACGTCGGCGGTCAGTATGATGATTCAAACGACGGAAGAATGTGATAAGATAGTTTTACTACAAACCAAACAGGGAGAATACAATGTCTAAAGGAAACGATAACAAACAAATGACAGCGGCTCAAAGGCTTCTCGGACTAGAACAGTCTGTAGGCGCTCTCGACCAGACATTATACAACCAAGCTCAGCAGCTTTCGATGGTGCGAGATGCTTTGACTCTTCTTAATGAGAAAGTCAACGCGATGGTTACACTGATGTCGTTAAACCAACCGGTTAATGATTCGGCCATCGATCAGGTGATCGAACAAAAACGTATTGAAGACATGAAAAAGAAAGTAGAAGACCTGGTTAAATCTGGCTCTCTAGAAAAAGCCGAAGAAGTCTCAAAAAAGTCTTTCCTTGTAGTTCGTGAAATGAACTCTGAAACAGGAGCTGTCATCAATCCGCGCCTACAGTTCGCGGTTAGCATTTTAAATCAAGAATCTCTTGAAAAGCTTTTGGGTAAAAAAGCCGGAGATTCGGTTAAGTTTGTGGAAAACAATCCAGCCGTAATCGAAATTGAAGAGGTTTACAACGTTGTAATCAAAGACGTTGAGATGGTGGCCAACCAGTCCCCAGAAGAAACAGCCACACAGGAAGTAACAGCAGAACAAGCACAAGAACAAGCACAGGTGTAGCATGTCCAAGACGGCGAGTCGAAAGGACCAGATAGCGCTGACATATGCTAAGCTTGCCAAAAAGCTCAAAGCATATCCTTCACGCTCTGACCTTCTAAAAGAGGCAGGAATTTCCAGAGATATGATCAGAGATCATTTTGGTAACATGGATTCTCTGAAACAACATGCTCAGAGTTTGAGTCCTAAAAGCTTTGAAAACATCATCTCGCCGGAAGCCTTCTCTGCCGAGGTCTTCTCCGACCTCAAAGAGCAGGTCAAGAAGTATAAGAGGTTTGTAGTAACTACTGCTGTGGCCGGTGCTCCGGTGCACGAAAACTTCCTAGACGCTTTAAAGGGCTACTGCTCCTTAAATAAGGCGATGCTCCTGTTGATACCAGCAAACTACGCTCTTTACGAGATAGACCCCGATCTTGTAAGCGATCCAAATGTCAATATCGTCTTTAGACCATTAAAGCTCAATTCGAACATCTACATCGATCCGATCAAGATCGACCCCAAGCAAGTAGACCCTGTTGCTGGTCTCGATGCTTTAGGCCAAACCGACGGTACTGTTATCATCGGAAGCCCTAAGCAAAGACGTATCCCTGTGGCAAACTCGAATACAAAGCTTGCCCGTATCATACAATCAACAGGAGCAATCACTCGACCGAAATACATTCCCTCGGATAAAATTCCAAAACGTCGCGATAGACTTGCTGAGGCCCACCATAAGATGGGAGCTGTAATTGTCGAAATCGTAGACGATAAGTTTTACCATTTCAGGCCTGTTCAAATGTGTAAGGACGGTTCTTTTAACGACCTATTCTACAAGTATACACCAAACGGGAAAAAATCCTTCGTAGGCTGCGAAGCAATTGTTCAGGGCGATTACCATGTAACCGAAACAGACCCTTTAGTTGATAAAGCGGTCGACGAAATGTGCTTGCTTGGAAAGCCAAACTTTAGAATTTTTCACGATTTTTTTAGTGGCGTGTCGATCAATCATCATGAGATGCGAAACAAGGTCCTACGTGCGCGTCTTGCAGGCGAAAACAAAATAAATCTTGAGCAGGAACTTAAAGAGAACGCCAAGGTCATTAAAGCAAAACAAAAGCTCAAAACCGCAAAAAAGCTTGTTTTTGCAAAATCAAACCACGATGAGTTTCTAGATCGCTACCTTGCAGAAGGCAACTTTGACGATCAAAATCGTGTAATATCCACAAAGTTACAAGTACTTGCCATGGAAGGTAAGGACCCGTTTAAGGCAGGTCTTGAGATGATGGGTGTAGAATTCGGCCCAGATATTATATGGCTTGAGCGTGACCAGGACTTCCGTGTTGCCGGTATCGAGCTTGGGGCCCATGGAGACCTTGGAGCTAACGGCAAAAGGAATCCTGGCTCAAAAGGTATGTACAAAGCATACGGCAAGGTTATCTACGGTCACTGCCACTACGGCGAGATGTGGCATGAGGCTTGGTCTGTCGGAACGTCAACGTACAGAAAACTCTCGTACAACAGGGGCGCAAGCTCTTGGGACAACTCTCAAGCTATCGTCTATTCTGATGGCACTAGGCAGCTTATCAACGTGATCGAAGGTAAATGGAGACTGTAGGGTGTTTTGTGGAAAACAATATTGCCGACATCGAGAAAAGCATCGAAAAACTTCGTAAAAACCTAGAAGAAACTTCAAAGTTTAAAGCGAAGCTCGAACTTAACAAGTCTGACCTAATTCATTTTATGAAAATGGCAGAACAAAATATGAAATACTTAAAAAAGAAAAACACTATATCTATTGTAAGCGAATATAAAAAAGTTCTTAAATCACACCGCTCTGCGATGAAAAAGCTTGAAGATCTTGAAAAGCAGATCTTTGCGATAGGTCCTTCTATAGAAAAGCTCACTAAAAACCTAACCGAACAGATCAAGTTGCTTGATGCTCTTAAGAAGGCGTCTGAGCCAAAAGTGCTGCCGTTTAAAAGGAAAGAGTAATGAGCAACAACAAGGAAAAATTGAAGGAAAAGATCTTAACAGATCCAGACTTCATATACAGCCCTAAATACGACAACTCTCTGGATAAGTTTATGCACCGCCATGACGAGGGAGTAGAGTCTTCCCATGCGGCCAAAGTTCTTCTGATGGAAGAGCAAGAAGTTGATGATATATATGAAGAAGCAGTAAATAATTTGAAAAAACTTATGGGTGCCAACGATGAATGACACAAAATATATTGCTTTTGATTTTGAAACAGGTGGCATCGATCCAACCAAAAGCCCAGCACTAACTGGTTACTTCGCTGCTCTTGATAATAACCTAAACATTTTAGGAGAACTTGAGCTTCAGATTAGACCTGAATCGCCTTTCGATTTTATCGAAGAGGGCGCTATGAAGGTCAATGGTATCGACCTTGAAAAACACAATGCGGACCCCAAAACAATCTCACGAGCTGAAGCCGGAGCCAAACTAAATTCGTTTCTCAAAGAGTTTCGAGGTAAGTCAAAAGCTAAACCGCGACCACTGGGCCACAACGTGGCATTTGATGTAGGTTTTACACGACAGCTTTTAACGCAAGCAGAATGGGAATCAAGCGTACATTATGGTATTGTCTGCACATCGGTGATGACAAACGTGCTTAAAGACATCGGAATTCTTCCTGAAACTTTAGGAAACCTAGGAAGTCTTGTTAAGCACTTTGACATTCAGGAAAGAAAGGCACACACAGCCAAAGATGATGTCTTGATGATGATTGATGTTTATGCTAAGATGATCCAGATGTTGAAAGGAAACACAGAAGGTTCTGGAGGACTTTCGGTTGACGTTCTTTCTATGCTGGAGAAGTAATGAAGTTTTTAGTTAGTCCGCACACTCATCCAGAATCTCCGATCTCTGGCTCTACTGTAGAGTCCATGATCGATCAGGCTGCAAAGCTTGGGCGTAGTCATTTTGCTTATACAGATCCTGCTTATATGACAAGCTTGTTTAGAGCTTACGAGTATAGTAAGAAGTATGATGGCAAGCCTGATAAAAAAGGAAATCCAACACATAAGCTTGGATTTATTCCAGGACTTGAGATTTTTTTTAAAGATAAAAATTGTGATATTGTAAAAAATACAAGAGCTGAAAAAGCTTCTTATTTTAAATTAACCCTTTATGCGCAAGATCAAAATCAGTTTAAAGTTCTTTCAAAGCTTTCATCCAAAGAACGTGCAGACACGATCGTTTATTATGGTGAAACCTACCCTGTTTGGGGATGGGCCGACCTTCAGGAATGTGCCGAGGCCGGAGTTATAGCGTGCTCAAGCGATGTCCACGACATGGTTTCTAAGCATCTTGTAACCGGAACCCCCAATCTGGGAGAGAAGGTCCTACTTAAGCTCAAAAATATGTTCGCCGAAAACTATTATGTTACCTTAGTTGGTAACGAGGTAACCCACACATGGGTCAATTTGGTTGAGTTTGAGCTTGCAAATGGTAAAAAAGATGTCATTTTCGCAAACTCACGGGTTGCAACCAATGCTGCGAAGTTTGCTCAGGCAAAAGAGATCGTGAGCAATCCAAGCAAGCACTACCTTTTAAAATCTTACCAGCGAAACTACGCCTCTATTAGCTTTCCAGAGCCTGGTATAAAGATCTTAAACGCAAAAGCCCATAGTGGTTTTTTGCGATTTCCTGAGGGCGACATTCAGTTAAAGGCTAATAAGTTCCTATACGCGTTAGCAAAACGCCATGGTGTCAGGGTTTTGTACTCTGATTATGCTTTTTATAGTACCGCTGAAGATAAAGCCGTTCAGGATGTTAGGCTATCGCAGGACGATATCAAAGAACATACTAAGCGCCATATGCAAACCTCTGATGAGGCTGTGGCAAACATGAAAAAATTGGGACTTAGTGACGCCGACATATCGAAAATTTTGGAAGAAAACGACATGTGGGCAAAACGGTTCGACGGTTTTAGTATGAAATTTGACTATCGGTTGCCCGAAGTCGTAGGAAATAAGCCACCTTTGCAGCTTTGTATGGAGATCATAAAAAACACCGGACGACTTCCAAACGACCCTATCTATCTTGAGCGTTTGAAATACGAGATCTCAGTGCTTGCTAAAAATGGCAAGGTTGACTTGACTCCTTACTTTCTACCTATCCGCGACGTTCTTGACTTCTACGACCGCTCTGGAAGACTTACAGGCCCAGCTCGCGGTTCTGCAGGCGGTTCTCTTTTTATGTACTTGATGGGCATAACCCATATCGACCCAATCAAGTACAAGCTTAGCTTTGAGCGTTTTCTTTCCTTAAACCGTATTCTTAATGGCGATACGCCCGACGTAGATGTGGACCTTGTTGATCGTGAACCCTTGGTTGGTGCAGATGGACGCTCTGGATACCTTTTTGGTCGATGGGGAGATAAGGCCGCGCAAATTTCTACGCGCATCCAATTAAGGCTTAAAAGTGCTATTCGTGACGTCAATAGGTATTTAAACGGCGGAACGGTAGACCCAGAAATTGAGAAGCTTTCAAAAGCCCTCCCTCCGCCTCCACAGGGGGTCTCAGACAAAGATTTTGTTTTTGGTTTTGAAGACTCTGATGGAAACCACATTCCAGGTCTTATTGAGGTCAATCCAGATCTTCAAAAGTATGCTGCTGAAAGACCTAAGGAATGGGAGCTTGTACAAAGGTGTCTGGGTATTAGCCGTCAAAACTCCAAACACGCCTCAGCGTTTGTTATTTCCGACGTTCCTATTAGTGAGATTGTTCCTGTGTTTATGGGCAACATTACTCAATATGAAGCTAAGGGTGTTGAGAAATGCAAGTTGATTAAGTACGACTTTCTTGTTGTAAATCAGCTCAAGGATATTGAGGGCTGCATCAACAGAATCAATAAAAAGAACAAGTCCAGTCTTAAGACTGGACACTTCATGCACAATGGCAAGGACACTTATATCTGGGACCTTCCTGAAGAAGAAGAGGTTTTTAAATCGATCTGGAAGGGTGACACTGAAACCCTATTCCAGATTAATACCCAGTCCATGGTTCCATTTGTGATGAAGATCAAGCCGCGATCGATCGTCGATCTTGCCACCATCCTAGCCCTGGTTCGTCCAGGGCCGCTTGACTTCGTAGACCCAGATACTGGCCTGACTATGGCAGAAGAGTATATTGAGCGTCGCGAAGGTCGAGGAACAATAAAACTTCCTGAGCTTGCAGCACTTTTACCCGAAACCTACGGGGTTCAGGTGTTCCAGGAGCAAACTACACTTGTCGCTAAAGAGATCGGTAAGATGAAACCTACCGATGCCGAAGAGCTACGTAGGGTGTTTTCAAAAAAACAAAAAACTAAGGCCCTTGCTATGAAGCCTTTGTTTATGGAAGGCGCTATCCAGACCGTTGGTCAGGAAAAGGCCGAAATGATCTGGTCGCAAATGGAGACGAGTTCAAGATATTCCTTTAACTGCTTGGCAGGCGACCAAATGATTCAGACAAAAAATGGTTTAGTAAGGCTAGATGAGATAGCAAAAAACCCATCGGAATACATTGTGGCTAGTTTTAATGAGACTACAGAACAAGTTGAATATGAAACTCCTGATTTTGGTGCATATCAGGGAGAAAAAGAATGCTGGACAGTAGAGCTTAGCGACGGTAGTATAATAAAGGCTACGCCAGACCATAGATTTTTATCTAATGGCGAATGGCTAACTTTAAGTGAAATTATAGAAAAAGGATTACCGATCGATGGCGCTTCTTAAGTTTAAATGTGAGTGCGGAAAACATATTTCTGCTAGAACAGCAAAAGTGCATTTGAGGTGTTCAAAAACTTACCATTCAGAAAGCTTTATAAAATATTGTTTAGATATTTTAGAAAAATCAAGTACATATAGCGCATGGAAAAAGACAGAAGGAGAAGAAGCTTTAGCAATAAAAAATTGGGGCGTAAAAGTTCTGAGAAAAGAACTGTCGATTGATGAATTAGTATTTGAGCGTCCAAGGTCGTTAGGGATTGTCAGACCTAGCACACTTAAAAGGTTTTCAAAAGATAGAACGGGCATTAACAATCCTGTTTCAAAAAAACAGCCTAAATATGACACTCTAAAGATAAAAGAATTTGCAAAATGCAATTTTATTACTATGCAAAACAACTATTCTAAATTTAGAGAATTAAGTGATTTACTAGAAAAAAAATTTCCAAAATATCAATTCAATATTATTAAAGATATTGAAATGCCGGAATTAGGACGTTTTAGAGGATACAATAAAAAAAATTACATCTTATCTTATCTTTTAGATATGCCAATAAAAGACATCGTATACTTAAAAAGTAAAGATAGGGGATTTTACATAAAAAAAGGACAACAAAAATCTCCCAATTTAATTAAAATTAAAAACGCAAACAAGAAAAAATTAAACAAAAATGGCTTTGTATCTTTGCACCACAGGATTTTATACAACATGGTTTTAAATTTGGACCCATTAGCCGTAATGGAAAAACAAATAGATTATCAGGACACTTGGAAAAGTTATGACATTTACTCTCCCAAAATAAATACACTAATAGAAATGCATGGTCACATTTGGCACAGTCTAGAAAAATGTTTTAAAAATATTGAAGAAATTGTAAAAAAGAATGTAGAAAACGATAAAATAAAAAAAGAGTTAGCAAATTCTATGGGGATTCCAGTTTTTGTTTTTTGGGACAATGAAACCCATTTGTGGGAACAGCAGCTAAAAGATTTGTACGGGAAAGAGGGCAAAAAATATGAAGAAGCTTTTCGTGAAGAAAGTGCTAAAAAAAGAAAAAATATCCGTTTATGATATATCGATGCCAAAAAATCATAATTTTATCTTAGAAAACGGAGCAATAGCCCATAACTGCTCCCACGCTTCTGCGTACGCAATGATCACGTATGCCTGTATGTATCTCAAATACCATTACCCAATGGAATGGTGGGCCTCAGTTCTCACCAACGCAGATGAGAGCGAGATCTCGACAACGCTATTCAAGCACGTTCGAGATAAGGTCGTTCCTCCAGATATTAACCTCTCATCAAACGAAATGGAAATCGACTACGAAAAAAACAAAATCAGAGCTAAGATGACCGTAATGAAAGGTCTTGGTGAAGCTGTAGCAGAGCCCATTATAAAAAA